TTCTAAGTTCAATAATGTAGATGCTGATGGTGATATAATCAGACCAGGTGCATTTACTAAGACAATTAGAGAGAATGGTCCAGAGTCGGCATTACCAAGAATCAAACATCTTCTCAATCATGATCCATCACTACCGTTAGGCGTTATTAAGACGCTTACTGAAGATGGTTATGGATTAGCATATGAGTCGCAGATAGGAAGTCATGAGGGCGGTGAGGATTTTATTAAGATGGTTGAGAGTGGACTTATTACAGAGCATTCTATTGGTTTTAAGATAATCAAGAGAAATCAAATCCAATCCTATGAAAACTATCTTAAGAATCCTCAGCTAGGACAGTTTGAGATTACTGAGATAAAGTTGTATGAGGGAAGTTCACTTACGGCATGGGGAGCAAACCCATTGACTCCAATTACATCATTAAAGTCTATGAATGATGTAGATTTATTAGTGGCCAAGCATGAGGCAATAGATAAGTTCTGCAGGAACACGACAGCAACAGATGATACTATTCAGATGTTGTTACTACATTCAAAACAATTAGCACAATTAATCCTAGATATGAAGAGTACTACTGATCCGGTGAAAGCCAATCAGCCAGAAGAAAGTGTTGCGGATATAATTAGGCAGTTTAACAATAATCTTAAAAAATAAAATCTATCCAATATGGAAAAGAAAGAATTAATGGCTGAGTTAGAAGGCCTCAAGTCTACACTTGAAACATCTATCCAAGAGAAAGCTAGCAATGAAATTGCTGAGCAATTGAAAGCATTCCAAGCTGATGTTAACGCTAAGCTTGCTGAAGTTGGAACTAATGATGGTGCTGATGCTGTAAAAGCTATGAGTACTGAAGTTGCTAAATTAAAAGCTGATTTAGCTGCAACTGTTAGTGGTTTGCAAATCTTAGAAAGTCGCACAAAGTCTGCTCCTAAGTCTAAAGCAGCTAAAGTATCATTTGAAGAAGCTTTCAGCGAAGCATTGGAGAAGAACTTTGATGCTATCCAAAACGTAAAGGCTGGACAACCATTTAAAATGGAATTAAAGGTTGCAGGTAATATGACTTTGGCTGGTTCATTAGATCCTAATGGTAACTTAAGTGGTGTTGCTTCTTACAGTGCACGTCAAGCATTATTGCCATCTCAGAGAGTAAACATGAGAGATATCATCTCTACTGCTATTTCTCCAACTGGACTTTATGTACAATATCGTGAGACATCTGCTGTTCAAGCTATGGGTGTTCAGACTGAAGGTGCATCTAAGACTCAGGTTCAATATGACTTTACTGAAGTTAGACTTGTTCAGGATTATATCGCAGGTTTTGCTCGTTTCTCAAAGCAAATGGCTAAGCAATTGCCATATATGCAGACAACTTTACCAAGATTGTTAACAAGAGATTTTTACAAGACTGAGAATGCTACATTCTATACAGCTACAACTGCACAAGCTGCTGGTGATAATACTACAACAGGAACTAATCCAGTTGAGATTATCATGGACTTGATTGCTAACCAACAGTCTGCTAATTTTAATGCTTCTTATGTAATCGTAAGTCCTGCAACATTGGCTTTGATTAACAGAACATTGTTGACTAACGGTTACTATCCTGGTGCTGCTGGTATCAGTTCTGTAGCAAGTGGTGCGGTAGTTATCTCTGGTACTCCAGTAGTTTCTGCATCATGGGCTACCAATAGTTCTTACTTGGTAATCGATATGGATTATATCGAGAGAGTAGAGACTGAAGCAGTTAACATTACGTTTGCGATGGAAGATGCTGACAACTTCACTAAGAACTTGATCACTGCAAGAATTGAGTGTCAAGAAGAGTTGAACTTGATGCTTCCAGCTTCTGCCATTTTTTTAGACTAACTGTAAGCTCTCAACCGCTTCAAACGGAAGCTGGGGATGACTTACAGACTGAAGTTGGCGAAGTATTGTATACTGATCCTTAATAAACTGTGGTTTGGTTAATGTAGATAACAAGGCCTCTCTCATTTGGGAGGGGCCTTTTTAAAATAAATAAGATGGTAAATTATAATTCGGTTTTAGACATTGAATTTAATGAAACAAATATCGTGGAGCCAGTTACGTTAGCTGAGGCTAGAGACTTTTGTAAAGTCGATATTGATACAGATGATGCGATTATAACGTCATTAATTACAGCTGCTAGATTATACTGTGAAGCTTACACTGGTGTAGGATTTATTGTTCACAATGCCGTTGCAACCTTAAATAATTGTAATGGAGATATCTATATCCCATATGGTCCATTATTAGCAATTAATCAGATTACAGATGCGGAAGGAAATATTTTGATATTGGATAGTACTTATAAATTATCAGGTCAATCATTTAAGAGATTAGAATATCCTAGACAGACTAATATTACTATTGATTATACAACCGGTTATTCTGTGTTGCCACAAACTTTAAAAACAGCAGTATTAAATCAAATTTATTGGCTTTATGATAATAGAAGTCAAGCAATGGATGATATAAGTCCAATAGCAAAATCATTACTAAATCCTTTCAGACGTGTATAAATTAAATAGCAGAATTAATATACTTAGATTTACAACTACTAAAAATGAGTTTGGTGGATTGCAAGCTGACAATACTGCTACCTGGACTAAATGGGCAGAGGTAAGAGATAGAATAGGAAGTCCAAGAAATGAGTATCAGCAAAGGCAGTGGACCTATGACCAAATCTTTGTAATGAGATATGAAACAGAAAGACCAACTAGAAGCAATGATGTAATTGAATATAACGGTACGCAATACAAGATAAATAATATACAGATAAGAACTGAGGCGGCTAGAGACTGGGAGTATATTTCTGCAAGTAAAATAGATGAATCAGTAGTATGATAAACTTAAAAGCAAGTGGTATAGATGCAATATTAGCTAAGTTTAATACTTTGGCTAATCGAGCGCAGAATGACGTACAGGAGCAGCTTAATAGTTTTGCTAATGATGTGGCTAGAGATGCTAAGCAATTAGTTAAGGCTAATAGTTCTGATGAAGGTAATTTGCTTAGAAATATTAATCCAGAATTTGGTTCAGGATTTGTATCAATAACAGCCAATACAAAGTATGCGGCTTATATTGAGTTTGGTACAAGAAAGTTTGCTGCTGAATATGTAAGTAGTTTACCATCAGACTGGCAAACTTATGCTTCTACGTTTAAGGGTAAATCTAATAGTGGAGATATTAATGAGTTTTTTGCAGCTATATTAGAATGGGTAAATAGAAAAGGAATTACTGCAAGATTTTCGGTAAAGACTAGAAAAAGATTAAAGAATAATAAAGGTGATGACATAAGAGCAATAGCAGCAGCGCGAGCCATTGCATTTAGTATTTTAAGAAATGGGATAAGACCTAAACCATTTATGTATCCATCAGTAAATAGAAATCTACCTTTATTAATACAAAATATAAAAGACGTTTTTAAATGATAGACATAAATACATCACTGCTTACAGCTTATTATAATGCCATCAGTACGGTCAATATTCCTATCTATGAAGGCGAGGAACCAGATGACGTTAAGGATAAGATTTATGCTGTTTTAAGTGATGTGGTTAATATTGAGTCATCTACAAGTAACAGTTCAGATACTAATACTACTATTCAGATTTCAGTCCATTCATGGGAATATAAGTACAATAATTCAAAGGCTTTAAATGAAGCTTGTGCTTTAATATTTCAAGCGGTAAAGCCTACAACAAATAGCGTTTTAGATTTATCGAGCTTTGGATTACAAATGATGAATTTAAACGTGCAAACTGATAGAACAGAAAGATTTGGAGAAATTGGTGGAAAGATATTTATTTCTCGTATATTGATTTTTCAACAAGATATTTTCGTAATTTCATAACAAAATAAAAATTAAACAAAATGAGTGAACACAAGGTAGCCGGTGGTACGATGTTGCTGTTTATCGATCCAACTGGTGGTACTACATATGACACAGTCGTATGTCTTACTAATTTGACAACAGCAGACTCAGTATCTGTAGTAGACGCTTCTTCAGCATGTGGACCTGACAAGAGTCCTGGTACTATAGAAATTTCTTACACCTTTGAAGGTCAGCATTTGCAAGATCCTGCAAGTGGTACTATTTCGGGTAGTAATCTCCGTCAGTTATTGAGAAGCAAAACAACTGTAGGTTTTAAGTTGAGTCCAGTTTCTCCAGTAACAGGTGATGAAGTTCAAGAAGGTACTGGTTACATTTCAGAGTTAGGTAGTACATATTCTTATGATTCTATCGCAACATTTACTTTGACTTTGCAGCCGTTCGGAACTCCTTCAATTGTTATAACCGCATAATAAATGGCAGAACACAAAATACAGGGTGGCGATATGCTACTCTTCATTGATCCAACAGGTGGGACAAACTACGATACAGTGGTTTGTCTCACTTCTGTTTCTGTAAGTGATAGTGTTCAACCGGTTGATGCTTCTTCAGCTTGTGGACCTGATAAGAGTCCAGGAGCTGTGCAAATATCAATAGCATTTGAAGGTCAGCATTTGCAAGATCCTAATACTGGAACTATAAGCGGTTCAAATTTATTATTATTACTAAGAGCTGAACAGACTATTGGATGGAAGTTAAGTCCATTAAATCCAGTTGCTGGTGATGAAATTCAGGAAGGTATTGGATTTATATCTGAATTAAGCAGTACATATTCTTACGATAGTATTGGTATTTTTTCTATGACCATTAGTCCATTTGGATTGCCTACAACAAGTATTGAGCCTCCTCCTCCTCCTCCTATTGTTTTAAATATTGGACAATTTTATGAAGGAGGGAATATTGCTTATTTAGATGGTACTGGGCAACATGGATTTGTAGTTTATGATAATGGTACTTCAGTTGCATTTGATCAGTGGTCAACTTCATTTACATTAACTGGAGCAAATGCTTATTCAATTGGTAGTGGTGCTGCAAATACAGCTTTAATTATTGCTAATTCTACATCTATTCCAGCTTTGGCTTGTGTAAATGGTAATTTTAATGGATTTAATGATTGGGTAATGCCATCAGCATTTGAAATGTATCAAATTATTTTAGAACATAATAATGGCTTTTTTGCAAATTTAACAGCAAGTAGATATTGGTCAAGTAGTGAAAATAATGCTCCAGATGTAGCATTTTTATATACCGTACCTGGTAATAATGGATTTGCAAATAATAAAACAGAACTTTGCGATGTTGTAGCCATAAGATATTTTTAAACCAAACACACAGAAATAAAATGAGTTATCTACAAATTGAAATTGGAGGAAAAAAACGAGGGTTAAAATTTAACCAATTAGCCATAGAACTTATTAGTAAGCATAAC